GCCATTTAAGTCGCTCCCTACTGGACCTCGATGGACGCCAGCGTGATGGCCTGGACGCTCTGGCCGTCGGTGTACCACAGCGTGCAGGGCGGCGATGCGCGCGCCGCGCGGACCTGCGCCGACGCATCGCTGATCTGAAGATACCACCCGCGCTGCTGGATCGTGGTTGCCACGTCGACCCCGGCGGAGGTGTTGACCTCCTGAATCTGCGCCTGCGAGAGCGTGATGCCGGCTCGGATCGCGCCGAAGTTGAGAGCCGCGTTGATCGGGTCGAGGCAGGCCGCCTCGATGAGCGCGTAGCCGGTGGTGTTGTAGGGGATCGAGAACACCGTGCCGAGCAGCTCCATCAGCGCCAGCTGCAGCGCGTTGTTGAGCCAAATCTGGTTGACGTAGCTGTCCGCCCATAGGAACGGGCCGGACACCGTGCCGCGGTTCTCCCACACGAAGTTGTCGTTCGCCGTCGCGTAGGCGCCGTAGAAGTTATAGCCGTTGCCGAAGCTGCCGATCGACTGCGGCACGCCGCCGAGATTGTGCGCGATCGTCTGGTTGGTCACGTCGGCGAACAGGCCGGTCTGCGACTTGAACGCCAGCGTGATTCGGCCGTTCTGCTGGGTGAAGTCGATCGACGCGACCATGCCACAGATGAACGCCGCCTTGGTCGGTCCCTGCACCGTGTCCGGCGCCCACTGCGGGTATGTGCCGGAGAAGTCGCCGGCCTGGAGCAGCGCGCCCATCGAGGACGACGCCGGCAGGTTGAGCGTCGGCGTCACGTCGTTGTCCCACGCCACGTACATATATTCGTCGTTGGTGGAGTTCACCCAGGTCGCGAACTGCATTTTCTGCGCGTTGGCGCCGCTGTTGCTGTTGTCTGGGTCGAACAGCGTCATGAAGGTCGCCCAGTCCTGCGTGACGGCGACCAGCGATGTCATGAAGGCGACCGGCGTCGCCGCGGCCGCGCCGGGCGAAAGCACCGCGCCGTCCTGCTGGCGCAGGTTGAGCGGGTCCGCCGTCGTGCCCGTGGCGAACGCCATCGTCGAGGTCAGCGGCGCGGCCGCGATGACGGTCGAAGACACGATGAAGCCGCCGGAGATCGAGTCGAAGGTCACGCTGACGGGCGAGCCCGCGGCGGTGACCGTGCCGGAGACGGACGTGGTGTTCGTGCTGACGAAGTAGGTGCCGGTGAGGCCGGCGCCGGTGCCGAGCTGGGTGATCTGCGTGCCGGCCGCGATGGTGCCGCCCGCGATCGTCTGGTTGACCGACAGCGTGCCGGAACCGACGGCGGTGACCGTGAGCGTGCCGTAGGTGCCGCTGATCGCCAGCGAAGCGACGTTCTGCGAGTTGTTGATCGAATAAACGCCGATGCCGCCCGGCGTGCCGCTGATCTGGCCGGTGATCATCGTGCTGGCCGCGATCGTGCCCCCGGTGATGGTGGTGCCGGCGACGATCGTGCCCGATGTGATCGCGGTTACAGTGAGCTGGTTGCCCTGGATCGAGCCGGTGAAGGAGTTGGTGCTGGCGGCAAGCGAAGCCGTGACCGAGGCCACGTTCGGGTTGGCGCCGCCGGCGTTGAGCGCGGTCTGGATCAGCGTCGCCGCGGCCGAGAAGCTCGACGCCGACGACAGGTTGAGTGAGGCGGCGCTGCGCGGATAGCCGTCGACCGTGATCGCCAGCGTGCCGTTGATCGCCTGCAGCTGCGGGATCGTCAGCCCGACCACCGCGGCGCCGCGGAGGTATGCGTCGACCGCGCCGGGGTTGTACTGCGCGATCAGCAGCGAGCCGGGCTTCTTGTGCGAGTTGTCGAAGCCCTGGAAGTAAATCTCGGCCATCTGGAACTCCAGCGAGGCCGGGCCGAAGTAGCTGGAGATGTTCGACGCGCTGGCGAAAGCCAGCACCTGGCCGACCGGAGCGCGGGTGTTCGTGGTCAGGAACAGACCGATCAGGTCTAGGGCCGAGCCCCCTGCGGGAAGGACTCCGGGGTTAACTTGGACGATGTCACTGGCGGGAATCGTTACCACGTCAAACCCTCCTGAGGCGATTCACGGGTTCGCTTATACACGAATCGCACCGCTGTCACACCTCGGCTCAAGCCGGGAAGAACGCGTCGACCGGTATGAGCCCGACGTGGACCTTGTCGGCGTAGTCTTGCGGGACCAGGACGGTCTGGTTGATCTGCAGGTGCGCGTCGAGCACCCACCGCCACTCGTACTGCTGCTGGTCGTTGATGAAGGGTCGCTGAGCCGGCTCATCGGCGTGGAGCGGACGGACGTTGTTCTGCGGCGACGGCAGGTCGGCGAAGAATCGCACGCCGTTGTCCGACCGCAGCACGATGCCGGTGGTCTGCGCCCACGCGAAGCCGGTGTAGTCGTCGCTGTGGAAGTCGAGCTGCAGCCGCATCCGGTAGGCCGCATGCATGATCCAGGTGCCGACCGAGAACGCCTGCGGGCCAGCGACCGTCATCGAGTTGTTGAGCGTGTACTGCCCGGCGCCCCCGGGAGCGCCGCTGATCTGCCCGGCGACGTATGTCCCCGGCGTCACTCCGGTGCCGTCCAGCGGGTTGCCGAGCGCGATCGAGCCGATGGTGACGGCGGTGACGGTGAAGGTGGTGCCAGAGATCGAGCCAACCGCGCGCACGTCGCCGGACTGCTCGAAGTTGGTCGAGAGCCGTTCCAGCGAAACCGGCGTCATCACGACGAAGGAGCCGGTCGCCGGCTCCGCCGCGCGATTCGCCTGCGCCGCGATCACGTCCGCGCCCGGCAGGATGCTCTGCAGGAACGCCAGCATCGCCTGCTGCGCGTCAACCTGCACAGGCGAGATGACGGAGCCGATGATCGGCGTGACGGTCATCAGGGGGACGAGGACTTGTAGAACGCCGCGTCGAGCACGGCGCCGGCGGTGGCGCTGATCACCCGGATATTGGCGACGGGGCCGCTGTACATCAGCGGCGCCGCGGTGGTCGTCATCAGCATGCCGACGGCCGCCGTCGGCGCGCCGCCGTCGTCGCGCCAGCGCACGTTCTGGGTCTCGGCCTGGAGCAGGACCGCGGTGGCGTTGTTCGGCGGCCCGATCGTCGTCAGCGAAGCTCCGGACGAGGTGCATGCCTGCGAGGCGACGTAGGTCCCGGCGCCGCCTGTCCCGGTACCGAATGAGGCGACGTAGGTCCCGGATGTGATGCCGGTGCCCGACAGCGGCCATCCGACGTTGATGTCGCCGGTCACGGCCGAGGCTGTGATGGTGGTGCCGGCGGTGCCGCTGCATGTCGCGGTGAAGCTGGCGCCGACGCACGCCGACAGGTTCACCTGCGAGTTTAGGCCGCCGGCCGCGATCTGGCAGACGCCGAGCGCCTGCATCGGCAGCCCGGTCTGGAACTGCGCCATCGCCGGCAGCGGCAGCCAGAGCACGAAAGCGACCAACGCCGAGAAGATTAATTTTTTCAGCATTTCACAACCTCATGATCCGTTCTGCAGCACGATGAGCGCCTTGGTCCAACCCGCGGTCTGGCTGAAGCCTTCGAGTATCTGCACGATCAGCCACACCGTGCCGTCGGGGAAGGTTATGAGGTCGCCGCCCTGATTCGTCACGCGGACTAACCCGTCGATCTCGCCGTTAAGGTAGATCACCCGCTTCGTGCCCTGCAAGTTGAGGCCATCGATCTGGCGAAGGTCGGGCCACTCCAGCGGCTGGACCTGGGCCTGCACCGATACGGCGGGCGCATAGGTCGGCGTGCGCACACCGCAGAGGCCGGTGACGTATCCCGTCGAGACCTGGACCGAGACGACCATATTAGGATTGACCGCTCCGATATGTCCCCGGACGACGTTGTGTAGGTTCATTTCGCCCCCATCGCCGCGACGCGGGCGTGCCCCGACAGGTGGCCTCCGAAGCCCTTGTTGGCGAGCGTCGAGTCCGCCATGTCATCAGTGTCGACGCAGGCCCAGCGAGCGCCGCAGGCGTGGCAGAAGATGTAGAAGTCTCCCGAGCCGAAGTTGAGGATCAGATGTGAGCATTCCTCGCGCGGCTTCATCAGAACGTCACCAGGTTGGCCGGGTTGGCGGTGAGCCGGAACATGCCGTCCTCGGCGGTGACCGGGATCGGGTCGTTGGTCCCGGTACGGATCGACCAGTAGATGTCCTGCGGCGCCGCCGTGTTGCGGCTGTCCCACAGCGCCGTCCAGACGAACGAGCCGCCGGACGGCCCGACCATCGTCACCTGGACCGGGGTGTTGGACTGCGCCGGTAGGATGTTCACGAAGGCCGAGTCGGGGTTGATCGGGTTGTTGTTAACGTCGAAGAAGGTGGTCGCGAACTGCACCGTTGCGCCACGGACGATCAGCTGGGTGTTGCCTTGCAGCGCCATCGATTCTCACCTTCCCGTCGGCTCCCCACTTACCACGGTTTTCCCGGTCGCGGCAGTTACCGTCGTGATGCCGGATGCCTGGGTGACGATCGTCGTCGCGTAGAAGACCGGGACGAAGTGCGGGAAGAACCAGCCGCCGTCCTGCTGCTGCAGGGCCGCATAGGGGTTCCTGATTCGCTTGTGGACGAGGAACTCCGGCGGCGTGATGAACCCGGTCAGAGGCGGCAGCGGGATGAAGTTGTAGACGGCGTCGATCTCCCACCTGCCCTGGAGGGCCTCGTAGACGCGCGGCCGAGGCCGTTGGTGGACGCTCGCGATCTCCCAGCCGCTGAGCCCGCCAGCCGCGAAAGGCGCGTCCGGGGCCTCCTGGCCGCGCGCTAGGGCCGCCCAGCGGTTGGCCGGGCGCCGGTAGTTGATCGCGACCGGATCAAAGGCCCACGGCAGCATCCCGATCGGCGGCAGCGGCTGATCCGGCTGAGCGATCGCGCCCGCGCGCCCCGGCCGCGGATGTGGGGGCTGCACGGAAGCATCCAGCACGTAAGGCGCCAGGAACGAGCTAACGAACACGTAGGGCGCCTCGATGCCCGGCTCGAAGCCGGCGAGGGCGCCGGACCTCTCCCGCCGAGGGTGAGGCGGCTGCGGCGAGTTCGGATCATGCCAAGGCGAAAGAAACAGCGGCACGAAGACGAATGGCGCCTCGATGCCCTGGTCTCCCGCCATGATCGCCCCAGACTTCTCCGGGCGCGGGTGGCTGGGCTGGTGCGGCGCTATCGGCCAGCCATTCGGGAAAAAGTTCACCAGCGGCGACTCAGTACCCTGGTCACTTCCGACCAAGGCCCCGGCGCGCTCGCGCCTCGGATGAGGAGGCTGCGGTGACCACGGGTCGTGCCAGGGAGAAAGGAACAGCGAGACGAACGTGTAGACGTTCTCCGTACCCTGGTCGCCGGCCATGATGGCTCCGGACCGTTCGGGTCGGGGATGCTGCGGCTGGTGCGGCGCGATGTGCCAGCCGGACGGATAGAAGATCGTCAGCGGAAGCTCGACACCGTCGTCCCCGCGCGCGAGCGCGGCATATCGTTCCTCCGGCCTGAAGTGCGGAGGCTGGAACGGCGGTATCTCGAAGCCAGCCGGGAAGAAGTTGATCAGAGGAAATTCATTGCCGTCATCGCCTCGCGCGATGGCGCCGCCGTTGCGGTATCTGCGGGCCGGCGGCTGGACCTGCGGCGGCTCGAATCCCCAGCCGACCGTGACCACTGCGGGTGGAACGAACTTGCCCTCGATGCCGGAGCCCGGGTCGAACGAGCGATGCTTCACCCTGAAGTACGTCGTCGGCGAGTCGTCCACCCACGGGGTCGTATTGAACGATGCGAAGCCGTTGTAGCCGACGATGGCCTCTGCCCGGTTCGGCGGGTGCGCCCTCGGCAGATCGACATAGGGGATGTCCACCCACGGCGGAAGCGGGTAGCCACCGCCAGCCGTGGCACCGAACCCGACCTTGCCCCGAAGGCCAGCGGCGCGACCCCGCACCCGCGCGGCGATCGATGTCGTCGGCGGCACAGGGTCGAAGCCCCAGCCTGACGTGACGAGAGGGGGAGGCATCGGCAGCTCCGCGCCGAAGTCGCCGCCGAACAACGCCGCAGCCTTCACGAACGGAGACTGCCTTATGCTGTATGGAGGTGGCGGCTGAAATGCTTGGACCTCCCATCCGGCCGTGTACCAGGTCGGCGGGGCGCGGCCCTCCGTCCCGTCGTCCTTCGGAGCGATCGCGGCGAACCTCCACTGGAGCGGCCACTTCGGCGGCTGGAATGGCGCCACCTCCCAACCTGTCGGGAGGAAGTTGATCTTTATCTGCTCGATCCCGTCGTCCTTCGGCATGATCGCCGCCGCGTGACGCTCAGGGACCGGATGCGGCGGCTGGAACGGAGCGATCTCCCAGCCTGCTTTGACCCAGATCGGCAGCACGGCGAAGCCTGACTTGCCTTTCAGCGCGGCTGCCCTCTGGCTGCGGAGTCGCGCTCGCGATGGTGGCGTATCTGCCCAGCTCTGGCTCACGCCGTTGAACTCGAAGGTCGAGAAGTACTGGATGACGATCAGGCCAGCCGTGCCGCCCCCGGCAGACCCCGTGGTCGTGCCGCGGACGCATCCCTGGCCGCCGCCGCCGCCGCCGAAGTTGCCTCCAGCGCCTCCCGTGTTGAGGGTCGCCTGGTTGACCGTATCGCCGCCGCTGCCGCCTCCGCCGCCGCCGAACCCGGCGACCGCGCTGAAGTCTTGCCCGAAGCCGCCGGGGCTGCCGATGCCGTTCTGGCCGCCAGCGCCGCCACTGCCACCGTTTGAATTTGAAGTCGCGCCCGCTCCGCCCGCGCCGCCGCTACTGGTGCCGGTGTTGCTGCCGTTGTTGGCCGCGCCCCCGCCACCGCCACCGCCACCGCCCGTGCTGGTTGGCGTCGCGCCGGACCCGCCCGCCGCCGCCGTGCCGCCAGAACCGCCGCCGCCTCCACCGCCGAGCGTCGCGGCTCCGCCGCCGGCGCCCCCGGCGCCGCCGACGTGGTTCGTCGGGGTGTAGGTTATCGTGGGCGTGCTGACCGTCGTCGTTGAGCCGGACGCCGCGCCGGCCGTGGCTCCGGCCGCGTTGCCTCCTGGCAAAGCCTCGTAGAACGCGCCCGTGCCCGCCGTGCTGGACTGCCATTGAGTCGCGTTCGCCGACCCTGCCGCCGGGATCAAGAACGGGATAGTCGTCGTTCCCGGCGTGATCGTGCCCGACGAGTAGACCAGCTTCGTGCAGGCGCCACCGCCGCCACCGCCACCGGAGACACTCGACGCTCCGGTGGTCGCCGCCGCACCGTTGCCTCCAGCTCCGATCAGGATGA